CTGCTCCCCGAGGACAAGGAGACGGCCGCGCGAATCTACCTGCGTAATAAGAGCCGCCGGCGTGCGTCCGAAATCCTGGGCAACCATCAGCGGGTAACCATCGGTCAGCTTAAGTATGCCGCCGCTCACGACATGAAAGTCCGGCTTGAAGGACGTGCGGAAGACCGCCTGTCCTGAGAGGGACTTGCCGTACTTCGCGTGCACGAAGACATCGCACCAGTCGGTCGTGTTGTTGTCGATGAGATTCTGGTAATAGTTGGGCGGCAGGTTCTCGGTGTTCTCGGCGCCGGGCGACTGCCCACCGGGTTGTTTGAAAACCTTCCAGCCCTTCGGCAATTCGAGTTCGAGGCGGGTGTGCCACTCCGAGTCTTCATCGCACGGGTTCGTTTCGAGGATGATGCCCATCCACTTGCACTGGTTCACGCCGACAGATTTGTAACGACCGATACGGCCGAGCAGGGCCTCGATAACCGTGAGTGGTAACTCTCGTGCCTCAGAGCCCCATGCGCCGGTGAGGTTCAACGACAGCAAACGCTGCACGTCGCGCGGCTCGTCCATCGGGATCAGTAGCCAGTCGCTCTCCACCTTGGTGCCATCTGGCAAGTCATACCGGAACTGCAGCGTGGAGTCCGTCACCTTGTAGTGGAACGCCGCGGACAGCCACTTCTCGATTTCGGGAAGTACGGTTTGTCGTAGCTGGCTTGAGGTATTTCGAATAACTCCAAATCGCGTCTTGCGGATCCCGCGCGCGTCCGGGAATTCCTCGTTCATATGCATGGCCAGCTCCATCAACATGCCGGTTGTTTTGCCGGAGCCGACGGGGCCGATGCAGACTTTGACTAGAGAGGGATCACGGATGAACTGGGCGATGGTGGGTGGGGCGTTATACGTCGCTGCTGCCGCTGCCATTGGAATTTCCTTGGATCGTGACCGGCGCTCCGCCGGGGATGTTGATGTTCAGAGTAAAGCCGGCTTGCTTACCGCCGCCTTCTGGTAAATCTTTCTTGCCGCGGCCGGCGAGTTCCGCCAGGGCCTGGACCGCTTTGATGCGCTCGCCGGATGGCGTCTCGCCGTTCTTGACGATGTTGTAGAGGTCGGGGAGGGTATCCTCCAGCAGGATTTCGGCTTTCTTGGTGATGCGCGCGCCGGCTTGGAGCGGGCCGCGGAACGTCTTCAGGGCGTCCATGACCATCCCCTTAAACATGGGGTTCTGGCGCAGCTGGTCCCACTGGCCTTTCGTGAAGCCATAGCGCTTGCGGATGTCTTCGGGAGTGGAGAGTTCAGATGCCAGTTCGGCGGCGATCGAGGCGCGTAAATCCCCCAATTCGAGGGTGGTGCCAGTGCCAGGAACCGTGACCGAGGTGTTGGCTGGGCCAGTCTCGTCTGTCATAACTTGCTTTCCCAATCAGGATTGTAGAGACTACGATAGTCGGTAAACCGCGAATTCACAAGGCCACCATGGTTTCTGTACCTCAGTCCACGCAACGACAGCCCCTAGTAGCCCCGCTCGCGGCCCAGAATATGGCTGCAATTCGGGGTATGCCCGTGATGCAGCGTGGCTCAGGACAGCCGAGTCAGAACCCAGTTCCCGGCGGCCCCTCACAAGTTGGATCCGTCCCCGGCCGCGCGCTCACGCGCATGCTGTCGCCGGACCAGGTCGCTGCGCGCGACATGGCGCAACAGGCCGGCGCTCAACCCCCGCAAGATTCCGTCGACTGGCAGAACGATCCGAGCGTCCTTGAGATCGCGAAGCACGTCCGCTACCGCATGTACGAGATGCGGAACTTCCGCAACATGATGGGCATAGGCCAAAGGCTGATCGATGCACTCCGAACCTACAAGGGAAACTACGACCCCGCCCGACTCCGAGACATCAAAGCCTTCGGCGGTAGTGAGGTTTTCGCAAGGATTGTGCCAGGAAAGTGCCGGGGCGCAACTAGTCTGCTGCGCGATATCTACCTTGGTTCAGAACGGCCTTGGGACATTCAGCCTACTCCGGAGCCTGAAATTCCAGAGGATATTGAGCAGGCGATCCAGGGATTAGTCGCCGCGGAGATCGCCAAATGCAAGGCCGAACTCCAGCAGATCATGATTCAGCAGCAACAGCAGGCTCAGGCCGCAGCTGCCGCCCAGCAGGCCATGGCCGCCGGGCAACCGCCTCCTGGGGCCGGTGCCCCGCCACCGGGGATGCCCCCGCAACCCCCCGGGCAGATGGCCGGGCCGCCGCCGGGAGGAGTCCCCCCAGTACCGCCGCCGATAACGCCGCAACCCGCCCCTGGGGTAGGCTGGAGCGGACCTCTTTCCCCTGAGGTAATGACCGGCCAGCAAGCGCCGACCATGCCGACTCCCGACCAGATTGAGGATCGGGTTGAGCAGCTGCGCGACGCCGCGCGCAAAGCCGCCAAAAAGAAAGCCGTCGAGGAGGCCAAGGAGGCCGCCGACGAGCTGGACGATCTGCTCACAGAGGGCGGATTTTACGAGGCTTTTGCCGAGTTCCTGATCGACCTGCCCATCTTCCCGTTTGCCGCCATCAAGGGCCCGACGGTCCGGATGTGTTCCCAAGTCAAGTGGGAAAACGGCCAGCCGGTGCGCAAGCAGGTCCCCAAGATGTTCTGGAGCCGCGTCTCCCCGTTCGACCTATACTGGACGCCGACCGCCCACAACGTGCATGAAGCCGAGTTCGTGGAGCGGCTGCGGCTCACGCGGGCCGATCTTCTCGCGTGCAAGGGTTTGCCGGGGTACAACGATGCGGCCATTGGCGAGTGCTTGGATCGCTTTCATGACCGGGGGTTCCGCGAGTGGTGGGACGTGGTCGACGTTGAGAGAGCGCTTCTGGAGAACCGAGAAGCATGGCCCCGAACGTCCTCCAGCCTCATCGACACCGCCGAATACCACGGCTCTGTGTCAGGAAAGACACTTTTGGAGTGGGGTATGGACGAGAGCCAAATCCCTGATCCACAACAGGAATATCGGGTCACGGCCTGGTTGATCGACCGGTTTGTGATCAAAACGCAACTAGATCCCACCCCCTCGCAGCGGGCGCCCTACTATGTCAGCCAGTTTGAAAAAATCCCTGGAACGATGTACGGATACGGTCTCCCCGATCTGCTGGAAGATATCCAGACTGTTGCTAATGCTTCATATCGCGCTCTGGTTAATAACATGGGTATGGCTTCTGGACCTCAGGTCGTTATCAACGACCGCGTGCTCGCGCCCGGAGAAGACGACGGCATGTACCCCTGGAAGCGCTGGCACGTCAACTACGACCCGATGATGCAGGGCGCCGCGACGCAGCCGATCACCTTCTACCAGCCTGACTCTCGCGCGCAGGAGATCCAGGGTCTGATTGCAAATCTCAACGTGATGGCCGATGATGTGAGCGCGATTCCGCGGTACATGACCGGCGGAGCGCAGGCGGGCGGCGCGGGCCGCACGGCTTCGGGCCTCAGCATGTTGATGTCGAACGCTGCCAAGACGCTCCAGAATGTCGCGGCAAGCATCGACCGAGACGTCTTCGACCCCATGCTGAAGCACCTTTACGAGACAATCATGCTGACGATGCCCGGTGTGTTCCGCGGCGACGAGAGTGTGGTTGTGAAGGGAGTTACGTACGCAGTCAAGCGCGAGCAGGACCGCACACGGCAACTCGAATTCTTGAACATGACCTCGAACCCGACAGACATGCAGATCGTTGGAATCGAGGGTCGCGCGAAGGTGCTGGGTGCCGTCGCTGGTGCGATCGGTCTCGACTGGGAGAACATTGTCCCTGACGATGACGCGCTGAAGGCCGCGCAAGCGGCGCAGCAACAGCAACAGCAGAACGAGCAGCAGCAGCACAACATGCAGATGCAGCAGATGGCACAGTCCCAGATGCTGGAGCATATTGAGCACGCGAACTTGTACGCATCGCAGGCTGGGCTCCCGGTACCGATACCGGGAACACCGGGACAGCCACAAGGTGGGCCGCAAACCGGACCGCCTATCGGGGGCCAGCATGTGGGGCAGAAGCCCCATCCGACTGGTGGGCAGACAACGGCACAGCAGCACGGCACGCAGCAAATGTTTGCGAGGCGGCCGAAGATGAATCCAGGAGCTTAGGACATGTTCAAGAAGCACACTTACAGCCCGAACCACAAGGTGGTCGCAGGCCCGCACAACTACTCTCCGCCGACGCCCGGCGGCGGCCCTGCCGGCGCACCCGGTGGTGGAATGGACGCGAGTGGCGGCGCCGCGGCGAACTATAGCGACGGTGGCATCATCGACTCGTTGAAGGATGCCTGGAATCAGGCATGGAACAGCAAGAAGGACCAGCCGGCCGGAACCTCTGGCAATGAGCCACTGGCTTCGAGCAAAGACGCTGATACGAGCCCCGGCGCCGGTAAGGGCGGCGCGCAAAAGACGAAAGCTACTCTGGACGCAGCGGACGCACAATCATGATCAAAAAGCACACAGACGCGGAAAAGCTGGTGTATGAATGCACCGGCGGCGACTCGGCCCCCACCTGGGAAGATCGCCTGAAAAACCAAATGGGCTATGCGCAGATGTCGCATCTAGCCACCGAAATTCGCGGCAAGGGCAACAAGACGGGCCCCGAAGACGCGGAGCAGCTGTTGTCGGACCTCGGCAAGAAGTCCACGACTCTCAACACTGGTCCCGACAAGGCTGCGTCGGGTAAGAAGATCGTTTAACAGGAGATTTGCAATGGCGAAAGTAGAATCTGTCGGCGAGAAGACCAGCGAGCACGCAAAGTCTCCTCCGAAGCAGGAAACCGATTCCCACACTGAGAGTGGCTTGACCTCCAAGTTCTACGG